CATCAATAACTTCTGTTTCTGATGTGTCATCTCCTAATTGACCATCATCTTCTCCTTGTTCTTCTCCCTGCCCAGGCTTTTCAAAAGGCGGTTCAGTTGAAGGAGGAGCATCACGTTGAGCCACATAGTCTCTAGGATAATAACCTGTAGCAGACTTAAATAGCTCAGCAGAAATACCCCAGTTCTGCATGACTCTAAGAATGTCATCAATAGTAGCATCAGGGCTTTCATCTAAGATGCTTTGAATTTGTACTTGCTTTTCTTCTATCGGTGACTCTTGAAATAACTCTTTAGGAGTCTTTGGTATATCAGAGTCAGTAGTATCTTTAAAGATGTCTAGTTCTTCTTCAGTAGTAGTTATGGGGACAGCCTGATTAGCTGCTTGGTTAGCATCTTCCCAAGAAGCACCGCCCTCAAGAGCAACATCCCTTATCATCTTCCTTATGTTGTTTAAGTAATTTAACTCTTCTTGCAACTGCTCCCTAGCCCTGTTCATAGAACTAAGACCAGCATTTGTTGAAAAAATATCAAAGACACCACCAGAGGTACTGTCATTTAAGTCAGTACGCTGTGGTGACGTTCCAGTCCCTAGTAACAAATCATCAGTATTAAAATACTCAGGCACTATGACTTCCTCTCTACCTGCTTAACTTTCTCTACAGTGCGCATAGCACCTAAGCCAAGCATACCTAACAAGACAGGCAACAGAGTCTCCATGTCAATCAGTGGGATAACCACATCGTACTCTAGTAGCTCTAGCACCATGTTAGTAAACGGGATAGTAATAAAGTTACCTGCCATGCCTAAGACACAGACCCAACCTACTGCTGGCCTCCACCCTGACACAAACAGAGAGGGATGTTCAGCCTCTGCTTTGTTTATCTCTAGCTGTGCTTTGACTACCTCATGGGCGTGTTTCTCTGCCATAGTAGCTATGTCGTGAGCCAGGGCAGCCTTCTTGTCTTTGTCTTCTATGAACTTGTCTAGTATCCCAGCAATAGGGCCAGCTAGACTACCAATAAGATTTAGCATTACTTACCACCCCAGTTCATCCAAACACCAGTAGCTAAAGCAGCCAACAGTGCAGTAGTTAGCATCCTAGCTATGGTCTGACCCACAGTCTTCTTAGTGTCACGCCAAGTCTCCAGTAAAGACCTTAGTTCTTTGACATCATCATAGGCTTCTTCGTCAGACAGCCCAATGTTTCTCAGTGCCTGTTTAGCACCTTCTCTGGCTGCTCTGTCAATTAAGTCTTCTATTTCTTGTTCGGTCATCTATACACTCGCTACTGCTGAAACGGCTGCTGCTAATGTGCCTATTACTACCACTGCTGCAACAACTACTATCGTTATGTCTATCAAGTCTTTCTTACGCTGTGCTGCTGCTCTTATCTGTTCCAATCTACGTTGCTTTATCTTTCTGCGTTCCCGCAACATATCCCTGTAAAAGTCACCTTCTCCTGTGTAGATTAGAAACTCTCTCAGTTCCTTCTCCATCTGTGCTGCTTTGTGTTTAGCCATCGTTATCTGCATAGCTTCGGCTTCTACGCTTTCAGCACCAAACACTTTAGTTACATAAGGCTTGGATTCGTGTTCTATCTTTGCTTGGGCTATCTGGTCATTTGCATCCCAGAACTTTGCCAAGCTATCCCCCATTTCTTTTAGTTCTTTTCCCCTCTGTATCCCCGTCTTTAGTGCAGTGAAAGCAGAGTTAGCCAAGCTAATCGCTGCTGCCACTTCTATCATATTAGCTTCCTATAGTTACCCACCCGGTTGTGTTGTCTTCCTGATAAGCCTCTTCGTCCCAAGTAGCCTCACCTTCAGGTTTAGGCAGGGGCGCATTCCAAACAAAGCTAGTGCTGTCATACGTCCAAGAATCGTATGGTGATTCATCTGGGCCTTCAGGCAGAGCGTTATCAGGGAAGCCAGACTGTGCAGGTACATCACGCAATGCAGTCCTGTAGTTCTGATATACAGTTTTATCTGCATCGCTCAGTGGTGAGTCAGGCAGGATAGCCCAGTCAGTCTCTGTCAGTCGTGCGTTTCTCTGTGCGCGGACATTAGCCTTCTTGTTAGCCAAGTCGTTAGCTATGGCTTCAGCACTGCGGTCAATGACGCTGTAGGTCTGGAAGTAAGAGCCATCGCGTTCCTCAACAGCACCCTCAATGACTGTCTGCGTATCTGCATTGTAGCTTGGGCGGGTATCTTCCTGAAGCACAGCCATGTTAAGACTAGCCAGTGCAGCATCACTCAGAGGCAACGCAAAGCTGGTGTTCGGGTTAGCCCGGAGAATCTGCCTCTCGCTGACTATAGCCGAATTAGTAATGTCGTAATATTTCATTTTGTTTACCTTGCGTTTGAGTATTTGAAGGGGTTTTCTGCGAATGCCATAAATATATATGAACCGCCTGATGCGTTTACACTACTACCGTTATATCTTGGTTTAAACCCGTTAGATAAAATGTCTATAGGATATGGGTCATTAATTTCAGCAACAGTCGTGTCTGCCCGTAGTATGCTTCTTGTGCCATCGTTGTAGGGTTTACGTGAGGAGTCCCTAATTTCCCAACTATTACCTGATGTGTTTGTTTGCTTCACCATCAACCAAGCAGGCCGGAAACCTGTGTAGACAAAGGGGCCGTCACTGGAGCCATTCCCGGTGTAGCTCCCGAACTTGCTGAAGCCTTCTACTTCTGTAAATATGTAAGCAACATTGTCACTATTAGCAAGAGTTGAGTAACCTACATTAAAACTTGCTGTTGTGCTAGATACACCAGAAGGCCACATAGTATAAACACCTGTGCTTACAGCATTAGTTCCATCTAACCCAGTGTATGAAGTTGTCGTACTAGCAAATGATTGATGCCATGTGTACCAGTTATAACTTGCCGTATCTCTAATCTTTACAGTAACAAATGCAGGTGTAGCATTCAGTCCATGACCTACTGTAAAGCCTCCTGATGCCGGAGCAGTAAATGTAACAATACTAAACCCAGCATCCTGATTAGCAGACACGGTAGAGGTTACAGTTCCGTCTGTGTTACTTGAGCCAGAGCCGTTGGCTTTCCAGTTCCAAGCTACATAGTCTTCAGTGTTGGTGTTTACTGCTACGTTATTACCAAGCGTAAACCCGGTGGAAGTAAACGATGTCAGTGATTCTGTGTCGGTTGCTTCAGCGTTGGTTGAGTTGGATGATAAATACTTAGTAGCACCACGAACAGCATCAAACAGCATATGGTTGTCAGCAGCGTCCCTATTCTTAATCCATGTGAAGTCAGGCTGAAAGTCCAAGTCAGAGATGGTCTTGCCACCACTACCGATAGCTGTGCCGTTGCCCGTATACAACACAGTATTAAAGTTCTCATCAGACTGTGTAGCACTATTCGGCCCGATAGTGGGTTCTGGGAGGTTAGCTGTGCAGAGTGCTAAGTGGTCTGTTGGAGGGGTGTAAGCAAAAGATGTCTGTCCAAAGTTACATAAAGTAGTAGCCCCGTATCCACTACTAAAATCACTACAAGCAGGAAATAATCCAGAGGTTGCATGACTAATTGAACCTTGTGAAACATTATTTTTATAAAATGTTACTGTGTCTGCATCTGCGTCAACAGCTACACCAATTACATCGTTAGTTGTCCAAGTAGCACCATAGGATGAACCAGTGCCGTCAACATATTTATTCCCAGTATTATAATAAGAAACAGCATTTGTATTATTACCAACATAATCGTATTGGTTAGAAAAATACTCAGCAATACCAATAGTTACTGACAATATACCTGTATGCGCTGTGGCTTTCATTTCAAAATACCACTTGCCCGATTCGGGGATAGCCATAGTTGAATAAGCTGCCCCACCACCTGATACCGGAGTGGTAGATTGTAAGTTACCCTCTGCCAGAGTAGGCTCTGTCCCTGATGTTACTGCCAAAGGATTCAACGTAGCAAAGTTATTCGTAGGCGTATCAGTCATTTGGTCAGAACTTGTTAGCCCTGAAGATGTCAAGTCGTTGTTATTGCCACTGACATCGTTACCTAAAGCAGATGAACTAGCATAATCCAAATAGTAACCGTTGTTACCAAAACTTAAACCAGAAATATCTTTAGGTATCCAAACACCATTTTTTGTTTCACCAAAGTCTGTCGCACCATAAGCAGTACCATCAATGTAAGCTGTTTGAGACAGATAACCGTCATACTTTTGTACGTTTGCAACATCGTCCCTCCCTCCAATAGCCGTAATACCTCCAGACTGCAAAGCAGCTATACTTTGATTTAATGTGACATTGTTAGGGGCTGTCCCACTTATCCAATCAGTAACACGCTCTCCATTTATATAAACTTTTACTCTATCGGTAGCTGTAGATTCGGTAGAGTCAACTGCAAGCACTAAATGATACCAAGCACTGAAGTCTCTAAATAACGCAGAAGGGTATACATCTTGTATTGAGCCGTTAGGGTTGCAACTAATTGCGATTCTTCCGTCATAAGTTCCAGATGGAGGGTAGGCAAAAATAGCAAAGTATCTATTCCAAGCAGAGTTTCTAACGTAAAACAGAATCCCTGCATTGGTTGTCACGTTGGCGTGCTTGAACCATGTTGAATATGTAAACTTTTGGTCACTGGTTGGTGTGCTATGTGTACGATTCAATTTTGCATCATCGTCATCATTAAACCGAGCAGAGTTATCTATTGTGTAAGAATAGAAGTCCCCACCAGCATTGCCAGCAGCAGCCTGTATTAGATTCTTACTAGCAGTCATTAAGCCATCGCCTGTCCAGCAGTGAAGCCGTACCACGTAGTACCGCCATCATGCGTGATGAAAACAAAGTAGTCCACGGCTGACGCTGTGGCTGTCAGTGTCGGTGCAGTAGCAGAAGGCCAGTCAACAGCAGCAGGCCATGTTACTGTGTACCCGGAGGCACTAGCGTCTTGTATTATCTTTAGGGTAAAGCTAGATGTCTTACCACTAGCTGCCGGGTTGCTAAACGTAAACGTAGTGTTCTCTGTCAACGTGTGACTAAAGTTCGTACCGTCCTGCATATCACAGGTAGTAGCATTGCTAGAAGAAGTAACAGCCGTAAACTCTTCGGTAATACCGTTATCAAAGGTTGCTACCCGGGCAAATACCGCATCTGCCATGTCTCTTGCTATTGTCATTGTCTGTTACCTATGGTTGTTCTGTTGGTTGTTCCCACTGCTGGGCATCTTCGTTCCAGATGTATATTTCACCGTCATCTGGATAGGCTACAGGGGCTTCCCAAATACAGCTTGTCTCATTTAACGTCCAGCTTGGGTACGGCTGTGGTGCAATAAAAGCATCTCTATCAGAATCGTATGTATAACCAATACCAGCGTAGTTCTTTCTCAGTGCTACACCGCCATCTGGCTCACCCGTGTCAGGGTTGTAATGAACGCCACCACGGGTGTTATAGGATGTCTGCACCCAAGTGCCTTCCTGTGTGTCCACAAAGTCTTGTTCAGCAACAATAACTTGCGTGACCAAACCGTTTTCTACTTTAGCAAAATGAGTCATATTGCATACCTTATAATCACAATTCCTGAACCGCCATTACCACCCGAATATATAGTGCTACTGTAGTTTGTGTAAAGACCACCGCCACCACCTCCGGTGTTAGCCGTAGCGTGAGCCTCTGTTAAAGTATTAGGGTTAGCTGAATAAGTGTCATAATAGTTTACGCCCCTACCCCCTCCACCCGGAGTTGCAGTAGCGGTTGAATATGTGCCAAGACCATTTACATAACTAGCACCACCGCCCCCAGATGCTATGTAATATGTTCCACTATCTTCTTCGCCTGTGGAGGTTGCTTGATACCAATCGGAGTAAGTAGAGTCACCCGCTCCTCCTGCCGTTCCGTGCGCACTGGCTCCTACATCTGCCCCAGCACCTCCAGCACCGCCACCACCGCCACCACCGTAGCTCCAGTTACCGCCATCACCACCGCCATAACCTTCTACTGGAGTATAACCACCTGCGTTACCTGATGTTCCACCAAGAGTTTTACCTCCACCGCCACCACCAGAGCCACCGTTAGCACCGCCAATAGTTTCATAGCCACCACCACCGCCTCCGGTAGTGTTTAAAGAATTAAAACTAGAAGTGCTACCAGAATTGCCTACTTGGTTTGAGTTAGATTGCGCACCACCTGCACCAATAACAACAGCGTAGGTTCCAGCGGTTAATAAAGCCGATGATTTACGAAAACCGCCAGCACCTCCTCCTCCACCTACTGAGCCACCACCTGCCGCACCACCTGCTATTACAATATATTCAACATTGTCGCTGCTGGGGTTGTCGGTGATTACAAAATTGTCAGAAGAAGTAAAAATGTGATAGCGGTAACCTCCAGAATCTACAATGGTTCCACCCGTAGCGTCTATGCCCAACACAGTGGCATTTATACCAGATGTTATAGCAAGCAATCCTGACATTAGCTAACGGCTCCAGCTATAACACAAACTGTGCCAGATATAAAAAAGATAGTGCATAAACCACGGGTTGCTAGTGTGACGCTTGATACATCTGTGTCCGTGCCTGATATGTAAGCAGTAGTGATTGAACAAGTAATAGTTATATCACCTGTGGTGTTATTAAATATATTGACTACATCGCCTTCTGAAAATGTAGCATCTGGTATAGTGATTGAGCCACCCGTTCCTACTTGGACATACTTACCTGTATCTGAAGTGGCTAGTGTGTAACTAGATGTTTTAGTACCAACAGCGGGGACGGTATTGAAGTCATTCAGTTCTGCTGCTGTTACAGTAAATCCTAAATTTGATACGGCTGTGGTTGCACTAGATACATCAGATAGGTTGTTTCCTGATGTTAAAGCATTAGATACATTAAATGTCTCAAAGGCCACTACCTCAATTAAGTCACCTGCTGCTGCGCCAGAAGCCAACACGATGCTTGTGCCGTTGGTAGCTGTAACGTCAGTACCAACAATCAGCTTGACACCGTTCATGTAAACATCAACATAGCCAGCAGTGTAAGACACTGTAAATGTAGTTTGCGCTGCTGTGGCTGTAAAGTTAGTTCTTACATAAGTGTAGGAAGGTTGACTAATTGCTGCCCAAGAAGCAGTCGTTCCATCAGTGGTTAGGTAGTAGCCATTGTTGCCTGTTTGACTCGGCAGGGCATCCACGTTACCAAAAGATATAGTCCCAGCACCGTCAGTGATAAGTGCCTGACCATTAGTTCCATCAGAAGTAGGGACTGTAAAAGTAGTTACAAAAGACTGTAGGTTGCTGTCATAAGCTAGAACAGTAGAGCCAATGTCAGAGTCTACTACTACGTTACTACCAGCGTTCTGTAGCGTCCCGGTAAAGTTAGCTGTGGTGTCGTCATACTTAGCTGTGTCAGCGTCATAGCCCTGTACGGTTACACCAATGTCACTAGACTGTAGTGCTGAGTCAGCTAATGTACCCTGAGCAGCAGTAGCAAAGGCTGTGGCTTCATTACCATCGAGCAGGTCAGCATCTAATCCTGTACCTGTGCCGTCTACTGTAAGAAGCGCACTAAGTATCTCAGAAGCTGTCTGGTCTGCTGTAGCACCAGTTTCAATGCCATCTAGCTTAGTTTCGTCTGCTGTAGTAAAAGAGGCTGTGGTAGCTGTTAGAACAGCACTGAGAGGCTGTTTGTTATCTAGCTGTGTCTGTATAGCAGAGGTAACACCATCTGTGTAGTTTAATTCTGTTACAGTAGCCGTAATGCCATCAAGAGTGTTTAGTTCAGCGACTGTCGCAGTAATACCATCTAAGGTATTTAACTCAGCAGTAGTGGCTGTGATGCCGTCTAGGGTGTTAAGTTCTGCGCCAGTAGCGGTAATGCTAGTGCCAGCCAGGTCAATAGAATCAACATACGCAACACCATTAATATAGATGTCTTTCCACTCGGCTCCTGTTCCACCGATGTCGTATGTGTTGTCTGCGGAAGGCAGAATATTTGATGCAATATCGGCAGTAAGGTTAATCGTGTCTGTAGCTGCATCACCAAAAGTAAGATTGCCAGATATTGTCGCATTGCCTGTTACCGTTAGATTGCCACCGACTGATACGTTACCTGTTGTGGTAACTGCATCGACATAGCCGTGTGACCAATAATTAGAAGCATCCCCTAGAGTGTATGTGCTGTCTGCACTGGGGATAACATTAGAAGCTACATCTGCTGTGATAGTTACAGTGTCAGTTGCAGCATTACCTAGTGTGGTGTTTCCTGTGATGGATACATCGGCAGCAGTAAGTGTGCCTGTAAATGTAGGAGAAGCTGAATTTGACTTAGTAGCAACAGCAGTCGCTATGTTGTCAAACTCTGTGTTTAT